GCGGGTGGTGGCAGGTGCGGGTGGTGGCAGGTGCGGGTGGTGGCAGGTGCGGGTGGTGGCAGGTGCGGGTGGTGGCAGGTGCGGGTGGTGGCAGGTGCGGGTGGTGGCAGGTGCGGGTGGTGGCAGGTGCGGGTGGTGGCAGGATGGGTCCTCTCCGCTCGAAGGTCGCCCAGACCACTAAAATAGTGTCGTTTTCATCGCTCGATGATTTATTGCACGCCCAAACCTACGAAATCCAAATTTGACAAAAGCACGTCTTTGTGCTATGATACGATCAAATGAAAAAGGAGGCAGAGTGGTGACTAGAAAAACCGTAATAAAATGTGATGGGCCAGATTGCTTTAGACAATGGTCAGGTGGTGAGGTTGCTTTACTACATATCTCAGGAAATATGCTACCCGCAACGAGATTGATAGATAACTCGTCGTTCTCAGGAGACTTTTGTTCTTGGGAATGTTTGGGCTGTTGGGTAGTCCTTCATAATAAGTCTTGCGCTAATGAGTTGAATCAAGGTATCCAACTGCAATTAAAACTTCTTATGGAGTGAAAAGTGCTCGATGATTTATTGCACGCGCAAAAACAAAAACCAAAAAGTATTTATTGCACGCCCAAAACAGCAATTTGACAAAAGCACATCTTTATGTTATCATTCAAGAGTATGCCATTTCGCCGCAAAGAAGTCGTCGTTTTCGGCGATTTCTTTGTATTTGACAAAAGCACGTCTTTGTGGTATAATCTAAAAGGAGATAAATAATGAGATTAAAGACTCGGTGGCAACGATGGGAATCTAAACATGAGGTAGAGTTGGGCACTATTGTCTTGGTATCGCTTCTCCTACTTGGCATCTTTGGGTTTTACAGCCTCGGACGTAGTGAATTCGAAGACGACCTTCTTAAGGATGGTTATAATATTTCAAGGGATTTATCAAAGCCCGCTGGTGATGGCCGCTACACTATCCAGATATGGCAGGATGATCAATGGAGCGATGTATCCAGATGTGGTGAATAAGGAGGATTTGATGATGGTGCAGGAAATCGAGAGTACCGATCTTGATAAGATACTAGAGAAAGTGAAGAGCGCGGCAGCCCTTAATTTACCGTTTGAACTCACAGCGGAAGTGAGTACTATGACGTTTGATTCACGCCAATATTATCGCAGTCTTTTTTACACACTATGTATAAAGGAAGCTCCACGAGGGGCAATAATTATCACTACAGGTGATAGCTGGCTCGTCAAGGAATAACCCAGGCTCGAATCTGGCCCAAGGATCGCAGGCTGGGTATGGCCTCACGAACACGAGACTAAGTGGGGCCGATGTAGTGCTGTCGGTGCGGGTAGCTTGCATGCGAGTCCGCAGCCAAAGCACGAGGGGGCCGCAGCGCAGATGGGCTACGGCGAACGCACGGCGAGAATCTCGTTGAGGTTAATATTCCTATGACACGGGTGGGGGCCAGTGCGTTGGTTGGGGGCACGGTATGAACATGAGACTAAGTGAGGCCGTGGAAAAAGGGAGAATAATATTGGAAACCGCGCAAGAAAAGAGAAAGAAAATCCTAGTCCGCTTATTGGCCGCACACTTTCACGCTATGAATCCTTATGACGAGCGATCCTCCTGTGCTTGCATCGCGCCAGACTGTGCAGAAATCCGTTGTGCTCATTTTTGGGAAAGCCTCTTATCCTCTTACACCGCACAAGATTTTCGAAGGATGATTGAATCCTATATGGTGGCTACAAGGAGGACTTAGTGCATATCACAGGCTACAGAATACTGACCGAAAAAGAACGCGACTATGTGACGATTTATTGTCTTTTACGAAAGTATGGAATGTTAAAGGACGAAGTACCAACTTTAACTATTCCTCGCCTTTTAGACGAGTTGAGGGGCGGTGTACCTTTCGGCGTTATACTTCATCCAGATACACTACTGCAATTCTGCCTTGCCGATACCGATTCACCAAGCTACACCCTTGTCCTCAGTAAATTACCAGAAAATACCGTAGAACTATTGATAGAAACCAAATGAACGACGCGAAGTCAGAACCAGTGTTTGATTGTGTGCCAGCACCCTTTATTCATGTGGAGTGTATCGTACAATATGAAGCGTAGTCTTTGGCGGTTATGGTTGAGGATACTGCGGTCAGCGCGGTGCATTGCGCCCAACTATTGGCGCAAGAGCTTACGAAGGTATTTGCGCTGGTCTGTGAAGCATGGTTGGGGCGTTGGAAGGATGATGTTGAAGGATAGACAAATTCAAGTTCACAGGTTGGATTTCTCTGAAAGAGGAACTCCAGAAGAACGAGCTGCTCACAGCATCGAGGTTTACGAATCTCTGAGCAATGCTCGTAAGCAAGCCAACATCCGCTTCGAGGACTGGGAAGCCGAGAAAATGCGCGACCCAGAGTTCCGTGCTGCCGCCGAGGAACTGGAGCCCGCCTACCAGGTAGCTAGACTGACTCTCCTATTGACTATTAAATTCAATCCAGATACGGTGAGGGAAATGGGATGAACTACCTACTCATAACCTTCTCAGATGGCAAGAAATACACAATTCCTGTGCTTGCCCTAGCAGAGGACATCGCTAAGTTTTTCGCTAATCCAAGATACTTTCCTAGCGAAAGAACCTATGATGAGATTTTCGATGCCGAACTAAATTATTACTTGCATCATCCAGAAGATTTGATCGCCTGGGCTAGCGATATGCCTTGGGTAAAGGTACGCCCAATGCTCGATATTCACGAGACTTCTAGGGCTGTGCTAACTGGTTATCGAAAGGAATGGGGGATGGCAAGAAAGGAGATCATCGATTTATGAGAAAATCAATTACCCTGCGCGTGAACTCAGAGACTCCTGAAAAATTAGAAAGACTAGCTGAAAGATTGCACTTGCTTTCACAGAGAAGTCAAAAAGTAGGAAAGCCAAGTATTTCAAGGTTGCTTGATTTTTTGGCTGACAACTCAGAAAAGGTTATTAAGGCATTTGAGTATTAGTGCCGACGAAATCAAAGAAATTCTGAAAGAACGACATCAACTTCCTCGTTGGATCTGCGTTACCGAGCTTCCTACGACTACTGGCTATCCACCAGCAGCTCGCTTTAGACCGCTGGAGGCGTTGCGCGTTATTGATGTATTTGCTATGGCCTTGTGGCCATCTCTACACTATGAACGAATTGCCTATGAGATAAAAATCAATAGAAACGATTGGCTAAAAGAACTCGCAGATCCTAAAAAGCGGGTAAAGGCAATGTCTCTTAGTCATCGATTTTACTTTGTCTTAGCACCTAACATCTATAAGGAAGACTCGATTGATGACAACTGTGGAATCCTAGAAGTGAGGAAGGAACATATTAAGGTAATTCATCGAGCGGCTAGACGAAAGATAGGAGAAATGTCACAAGATTTTGTAGCTTCATTGGCAAGAAGAATCAAACAAGAATCTTCCATTTGAGATGCTTTATCTTGGCCGACAACTCAGAAAAGGTGAATGTAGAATGATCCACTGGGCATGGTTGATCCTAGTGGCACTTATAAGTGCTTGGATAGGGACGTGTGTGGCGGAGGGAAGGATACATTAGGATGCTAGTTGGTTTTTGTGGACTATTGTTGGCACACCTACTCTATGACTTTCACTGGCAGGGCGCGTTCATTGCCGAAATGAAGGGTAAGAGCTGGTTCCTACTCGGAGTACATTCGTTAACGTGGGCACTACTTCTCGGAGGCGTGCTACTACATATTAGCGAGCCGCAGTGGTGGATCATACCGTTCTTGGCAGTGAGTCACTTCGGCATTGATGCTTGGAAGGCACGGTACACAAAACTGCCGACCCTCGGATGCGCACTTTGGATAGATCAGGTGCTACACCTTGTCACGATGTTCATTGCAGTGGCGGTAAGTCGTGACTGAAACTACTTGACAATTTCCACGATTTTATAAACAACTTCCCCTGTCCTCCTCGCCTGAGACCACCATTCGGTGGTTTCTTTGTTTGCATTTTATAAAGAATTATGCTATAATGGTTAACATGAACAGTGGCATCTACCAAATCAAAAATACTATAAACGGGAAGTGCTACATCGGTAGTGCTGTGAATCTTCAGCAAAGGTTGGCAACGCATCTAAGTATGCTACGTCATAGAAATCATTATAATATTTATCTCCAGAGAGCTTTTGACAAAGATGATGAGGAAGCATTCATATTTGAAGTCTTAGAGGATGTTGAACCTGAAAATCTGATCAAGCGTGAGCAGTATTACTTTGATACGCTGAATCCTGAATATAATATCTCACCAACAGCGGGAAGTACATTTGGAGTTCCATGCAGTGCAGAGGCACGCGCGAGACAGAGTGCAGCGAAAATGGGTGAGCGAAATCCCTTTTATGGGAGGCATCACAGCGAGGAAACCCGCGCGAGGCAGAGTGCAGCACTGACTGGCAAGCATCCCAACGCAAAAACACTCACGAAAATGAGTGCAGCAACAACTGGTGAGCGAAATCCCATGTATGGAAGGACTGGTGAGCGAAATCCCAATTATGGAAAGCATCGTAGTGCGGAGACATGCGCGAAAATCAGTGCAGCAAATAGTGGCGAGCGACATCCCAATTATGGCAAATCTCCTAGTGCAGAGACACGCACGAGGCAAAGTAAAGCAATGATTGGCAGGCATCCTAGTGCTGAGACACGCGCGAAAATGGGCAGGCCGATGAACGATGAACGAAATCCTATGTATGGCAAATATCATAGTGCAACAACCCGCGCAAAAATTAGTGCCGCACAGAAAGCATATTGGCGCAGAAAGCGTGCAGAGGATCAGTAAAAATGCACTGGTCGTATAGGCAGCGTCGTTTCCAAGAGTTGCTCACAATTCCAGCGGAGAGCCGACCAGAGGGTCTTCAAACCGATGAGACGATTGCGAAATCCCTTGGCGTCGCCCTCAATACACTAAAAGGCTGGCGATTGACACCTGGCTGGTGGGAAGCCGTCTCCGACATCGCCAGCACCTACATCGGGGAACATCTCACTGAAATCTATGAGGCGATGGTCAAGCAGGCATTGACGGGTTCTGTGCAGGCGGCAAAATTCTGCTTATCCGTACTTGGCTTAGAAAATAGAGAACTCACTCTTAACGTAAAACACTACGAAGATGATCGTCTCGTCGTCTTCCTTCCTGCTGAAAAGGGGCCTCCAATTATTCGCCCTCTGTTGGAGGCCCCCGCTTTTGAGGATGTCATAGAAGGTAAAGTGCTGGAATCTAAACCTGTGGAAGATGAATTGGTGATCGTACTATAATGCCCGTTGAATTCGTAGCCAGTGAAACACAAGCACGATTTTTACGCAGTCAAGCAAGACTTATTTTATTCGGTGCTGGCCTCGGTGCTGGAAAGACGGCGATTGGGGCTGTAAAAGCTATCGAAAAGATCGGTCAGGGAGAAAGTGGTATTGTCGTTGCACCAAATTTTCCACACTTCGTCAGGTCTACCTGGCCAGAATTTTCTAAGTGGATTCCTTGGTCAAGGGTGAAGAATGCTCATCTCAAACATCCACATTCATCGATTCAAGAGTTGATATTTGATGTAAATGGAAAAGAAGTCAGAGTACTCTATGGCGGCATAGATGCACCCAAATCCTGGCGAGGCCCAACAGTAAATTGGTTTTGGTTTGATGAGGGTGGTATGTGTCCTCAAAGAGATGCTTTCGATGTCCTCTGTGGCCGTATTCGCACTGGCACTAAGCCGCAGGGCTGGGTAACTACGACGCCATCTGGAGTGAATCACTGGCTCTACGACGTATTCGTTAAACAGAATTTTGATAAGCAATTTTTGGATGTCTTCAAGAAGCGGGCGGACATCTATGGCGGAAAATTGGTGGAAAAATTCCATTGTGATACCTCAGAGAACGTACATAATGACGCACTCTATTACACCAGCCTATTAACCACTTATCAAGGAAAATTTCGAGAGCAAGAAGTTGGAGGAATGTTCGTCAGTTTGGAGGGTCTTGTCTGGGAAGATTTCTCTGAGGAACTCAATGTCACTGAGGAAGCTGACTATGTTTCGGAAGTTCCAGTAGAGTGGTGGGTGGATGATGGCTACACTAGGGCACACCCCCGCGTAATCTTACTTGCACAAGAAATTCCACCTTTTGTGAATGTCTTCGATGAGCTTATAGAAATTTATGTAAAGGCTGAGGTTTCAATAGCTAATGTCCTGGACAAAGGCTGGCCGAAGGCGAAAGTCGCTTATATTGACTCATCTGCGGCGGAGCTTCGGGGCCGTTTGGAGGAACAAGATGTAGATACCGTAGGGGCGACTCACCCTATCGAAGAGGGGATAAAGCATACTGCCCCATTCATTCTCAGTGGCGAAGGAGTGCGACATCTACGATTCCATCCACGATGCACGTACAGTCCGACGAGTATGGCCTCGTACAATAGAGATGTCAATACAAATAAGCCACAACAATTGGGTGATGACGTGCCAGATACCGTGCGATACGGCCTGTGGTACAAGGATGTGCTTGACATAATCGAGGAAGGAAAATATCGGAAGAAATTAGAGGAACGAAAAGCACAGGTTGTTGATGCACAACCACATATGAGTCAATTCTTCTAGGGGCAGTTTAGATAATGGGAAAGTTAATTGATGAAACAGGCAATCGTTATGGTAAGTGGGTAGTGATAAGACGGGTTGAAAATTCACGAAATTATGGAGCATATTGGTTATGTCGTTGTGATTGTGGCACTGAACGTGCAATTCAGGGAGGATCACTACGTCGTGGAGCTTCTCAGAGTTGTCGTTGCTTGCCAGAAATGAAAGGTCAAAAATTTGGTCGACTTATGGTTATTCAGAGAGAGGGTACTAATAAACGGGGAGAATCAACTTGGTTTTGTGAGTGCTCCTGTGGCAATCAAGTTGTAGTAATAGGTACAAAGTTGAGGTCAGGTAATACGAGGAGTTGTGGTTGTCTTCACAAGGAAAGAATGAGTGAGTCTCATAAATTGCCTTCTGGAGAGGCGGCATTCAATAGGATATTAAATTGTATAAAGCGGAATGCTAAAAGTCGAGGATATAAATGGCAACTCACTAAAGAACAAGTGCAAACTTCAATACAGCAGCCATGTTATTATTGTGGTGCAGAACCAAATCAAGGCAGTAACCTTTCCTCAATATGTAATGGAGTGTATCTTTACAACGGAATTGATCGTGTTGATAATTCAAAAGGATATACCTTTAATAATATCGTTCCTTGTTGTGGAATTTGTAACAAAGCCAAAAATTCACAAACCGTCGAACAATTTAAGGCTTGGATTCATGCTGTAAATGAGCGTTTTCTAGTTCGAACTTCTACATAGATGGAGCAATATGAAGAAAGCGACTTTAGTGCTGAGTGACCTGCACTTTGGCGACGCAGGGCAGTTTTATAAATCTCTGATGGAATGTATGGACAGGGCTATAATAGAAATCAATAACTTCAAACCAGATGTAACTCAAGTAGCACTCAACGGCGACGCAGCAGCGGGTAGGGGTATCTTTAGGTTGCAGGAAGCGCAGAACATCGTACAGTTAGGTCCAGAGCAAATCTACTGGGCTGGGTGGGAAATTAGACAATGGGATAGACGACTTGACAATAAAGCAGAATGGTATATAATACTTGGTAATCACGATCATTCTAACAGAGAAAACCTAGCTAGACAGTTAGTTCTGTTCTTACGTTTACTAGGTATCAATGCCAGATATGCAGATCGAGAATTCATTGGGTATTTTGGCGACAAAGAGGCTGCTTTTCATATGAGCCACGGTTTTGGATATAGTAGTTATTATGCTAACTCGTATTCTGAAATCAGGGCTGCCTGGAAAAAGTTTATCGAAATAGCGCAGATTGATGGAATTCACATAGATCGTTTCATTCGAGCGCACGTCCACAAACTTAATCTGGGCCAAGAGATTGGCCTCAATTGTCAAATTGATACGTCGGGAGGCTGGCACAAACAAGAACGAATTTCCCTGGAATTCTCCGTGCAGACCACGGGAGTCCTACTATATCTACATAATGCGGGTGCACAACCGCCGCTGACTATCAAAGCAATTGAGGCCAATCGAGACTTGTTGTTGTCAGAGAATAAAAATATTGCGTTGCACTATCGAAATATGGAAGCCGCTGGAAGGGCGTTAAGCGACGTTGCGGCTTGGGGGAGAGTCGAAGGCATTTGGTAAAATGGGGAAGGACAGAGAATTGGAGATCGGGCGAAATGACATGGATTTGCTCGAACCAAGACGATTGAGATTTACGGATAAACGAATAATTAACCAGAGAACTAGAAGGAAGTGGAGAGAAGCACTAAGGAATTCACATCGCGTTAGATATATGGAAAACTGGTGGACAGATTATGACTGATAATCCAAAGGAACAGGCTATCCTATCGATTCAGGATAGGGCGGATTTAAAGATAGAAGAGGAGTCTCCACTTATTTTT